AACGCACCATCAACGCTGTAGACGCCACTTCTGCGACTTAGCTTATGCGGATTCCACGTCGCTATAAACAGATCGAACAGGTACAGTCCAGTCTGTCTATTGGTGAACAACTCGGTAAGTGACGGAAATGTAATAGTCACACCTTGTCGCGCGAGCTGAGTGACGTGCTTAGGTAGTCGACAGTCATTACCGTTGATGGCGCTAATCAGTTCACAGGCGAGCTCACCCACCGCCCACGCGCCGCCCTCCGGCACCGGCTGACCGAACTCGGCGGTGACCGACCAGGTGCCTACCTCGGTGTCATCCTCATTAAGATCATTACACCGTGGCCAGTCACTCCCGTCGGTGCGCACGAGAAGTCTGTTATCATCGAGTCGGTACGCACCCGACACCAGTGGTGCGCCGTCGACTTTTACTTCAATGATTCGGTGCACCGGTGCCGGTAGCTTAACTTCTGAGATCGACGTGCACGAACAGTGCCCAACGGCGCAACCGCCGCACGTTAAGTTGAACCACTGGCCGCCGATGAGCGCAGGCTGGACAAAACTTCCGGACGCACCAACACCTGCCGCGCCGAACTGAGTGAAGTACGGATTCCAGTAGCCTGGGTCACAGTCGCGTCGACACGGCCTAAGTGTGACCTCGCATAGGCCAAACTGTCGACCCGACATAGCCCAGGCCACCTCGGTGGCGAACTGTACCGCTTGCGCGGTCACAATGGGCGACTCGGTGGAAATGTCGCACGGCCAGCGTACCGGCCACGGCTCACACGGCCCGAACGTCGTCGTGAGAGGGGCGGTCACGGTCCCTCCTCAGAGTTACGTCAGAGTAGTAGGACCGCACGCCTCGGTCGGCAACGGCGTCGTGGTGATGTTCCACAGCCAGTGTTCGATCTCGCCGGTTTCGTTGACCGTTCGGCCGGCGGGTAGCCACGAAGTAGCGCCCGGACCGTCGCCCCACAGCGTCGACGCACCCTGTGTCTCGGCGGTGAACGACAGCGTCGAGCGGCCGTTGAGAATACCGTATGTGCCGATCTGGGTGTTGCCGACGTTAGGCCACGCGTTGTAGATGAATCGCTGCGCGCCGGACGCGTCGCACGCACCCGAACCGGCGACGCGCTGCCACACCTCGACCGAGAATCGGTTGTCACTCTCACCCTCGGCCAGCGCCCAGCCGGAGCCGGTTGTCGGGGTCGAGGACGTGTCCAGGAGCCTCGCGCTCATGACGTAAGCTGCCAGCACGGGGTCCACGTCGCAGAAGTCGACGGTGAGCCTGAGGCGCTTGAGCGACGAGGGATCCTTCTGGTTGACGCAGAGCTCGCCGTCGGCGTTTCGCTCGACGAACTCCTCACCCTCCTCGTAGTCAGGCTCCTGGTTGACCTGGACGAATCCCTTGGTGACCACCGTGAGCGCGCCCGTGCCGGTGATCGGAACACCACACGCGTCGACGGCGACCACGCGCAGGTGCGATCCCTTAATGGGTGCGGCGCAGATAGCCATGTAAACTCCGTCCTAACTTACGGGCACGCCCATGTCGATCAGGACTCCCGACTGGCAGCAGTCCCAACCCACGACGTACGTTCGTTCGGCCAGCATCTCAACGGTGTTGGTGTTTCGGTTAAGTGAATCACGGTACGGCAGTACGCGGACCTGTGACCGGTACAGGAACATAGGTCCGGTGGCGTACATCCACGACTCACCGACTCCGGGATCGACTCCCGCAGGTGACGTACCTGGGTAACCGGCACCTACCGCTACGATGTTGCCGTTAAGCGTGCGTAAGATGCCGTTGCGATCACGTACTAGGCCGTGAGCGTCGAGCGTGGGTAGCAACTTAACGGGTACGTGAATGACGCCAACGCCGTTGTGGCAGTCAGCCAAGTCTTTCTCGAGCAGGCCGAGTCCGGTGGCGACGTCCACGGCGCCGGTAACGGGTACTGAGGTGACGAGCTGAAGCGTGTACCCCTGCGCGTCGACAGCCGCCGTGTCGGCGCTCAAGTGCGGAAAGACTACCGGTTGATCATCGGCGAGTCCGGTCCACACAGAGTTCTCGACACGCCACGACTCGGACTGCGCGAGTGCCGCGGCGCCGATTCGCGCGAAGTCCTCCGTCGTGTAGCCGATCGGCGAGCAGTCGAAGCGTGTGTACACGGTGAACGGGTTTGCGGCTCGGGTCGAGACGTCCACCGTACCCGACTTTTCGGACGGCTGTGGAATGTCGCCGGCACCCGTGACCACCAGGCACTCGTCATACGTTGCGGCTCCCATGGGATCCATACAGTATGACTGCCAGGTAACGCCGTTTTGCCAGTGAGGATCGTTAGGACTACCGGCGGTGACGACGCTCAAGAGACCGTACGGTGAGGGAACGAACGTAGGTGCGTCAACGATCGGTCGTGGTCCCACCTACGCTCGCCTCCTCGACTCGTAGTTCGGTGCGCAATGTGATTACAGGTTGTTACCGGTACCGTCCGCGGCGCCCGTGCGGCCGTTCACGGCAAAGTTGATGCGGTACTGACGCGACTCGTGGCCCACCCGCGCGATCAGGTGGCACTCCTCGGACCATGCGGCCGTGTGGTCGTTGGTCTCGTTGAGCACCGAGTCGCGGACGACGCCCAGGTCCAGCGTCAGGCCACTACCCTTGACGAACGTGCCGGCGGCGTAGACCAGGATGTCGGCCGACGTCGGCCACGCGGTCATCGCGGTCGCGTTGCCGAACTGGCCCGCGCCTCGGACCTGCCAGTCGTTGACCCACTGGACACGGACGTTGATGACGTTGAAGTGCGCGTTGATCTCAGAGTCGGGGATCTGGTTGGGCTCGACGCCGTTACGCCACGCCAGGTCGGCTCGGATCTCCGAGCGAACCCAGTAGGGCGCGACGACCTCGAGAATGTCGTCGTCGCACATGCCGTAGCGCGCGCGGTAGTCGGTCGCGGCGAGCGCGATGCCGCCGTACACCTGCTGGTAGACCGGCTGACCGGTGACCGCGAACGAGCCGGTGTTCACAACCGCGCTGGAGAGCGACACCATGCGCGAGATGAAGCGACCGTTCATGGCGTGATCGTGCGCGGACTGCAGGAGGCGCAGCATGTTCTGCGTCGCCTCGGGGTACGCGTCGTCGGTGAGGTTACCGGCCGTGAGGCAGATACCGAAGCACTCGAGACGCTCCTCGTCGAAGTCCGGGCAGGGCACGCGGATGCACGGCTTGGTTGGCGAACCGGTGACCGCGGCGATGTCGCTGTCCTCGGTCCACAACCACGGGTTGGACGTGACGCTCAGCGTGGTGCTGAATCCACCGAATGCGCCGCCGAAGACGTCCGCCAGCGACGGCGAGACCGGGAAGCGAATGCCGCCGCGCGAGACGCCGAACGTCGGCAGGTCGATGAGACCGCTGGTGCAGGCGATGTTGAAGAAGTCGTACCTGATCTCCGACGGCGCGCACCAGCCACCGGCCGCGACGAGAGCTTCCTGCTTGTCACGGGAGGTCAGGTGGTTGATGAGGTCGTTCACCTGACCGAGCGACGTACGGTCGTCCACGGTGTGGTCGTACTCGTTGCGGATCGACGCGATCAGCGCGTAGTTCGGGTTGCCGGAGGTGACCGGCATCGACTTCACCTTGCGCTGCGCGACGGCGCCCAGCGACGCCAGGTCGTGAATACCGTCACCGCTCGCGACGCCCGGAATGTCGACGCTGGCGGTGACCGCCAGGCGCTGCTTGGGGATCGCGGAGGGCACCGTGGCGAACCGACGGGCCTCGGTGATGGTGGCCGTGGCACGCTGTGTGGCGCGAGTAATGTCCTTACCGAGCGATCGTTCACCGAGCAGCGAGAGTACCGCGGCGGTGGCACCACGTGCTGCCGCGGCCGCGATTACCTCGTCGTTGGCGGCCTGAGGTGCACCGGCAGCACTGGCCGCGACCGTAGCCGGATCCTGACCAGGCGCACCGTGCACACGCTGACTCAACAGCGCCTGCTGCTCGAGCATCTTCACTCGATCGGCGTCGGCCTGCGTCTTCGCGCGCACCTCACGCACCGAGATCTCAGACCGCAGTCGATCGAGGTCGTCGGTGAGACGCATGGCGTACTGGATGTTGCCGGGAGTGACTTCCAGTTGATTAACGCGGTCGAACTCTGCAATGACCTTGGTGCTCAGGTCGTGCAGATCCGGCTCTCCAACCAGAGTGAGGTCCTGCGGAACGCTCACAAGCTCCTCAGGCTTATCTGACACATCAGCCTCCTACAGGGGCGAGCGGACCGACCGCGCGCTTCGTATCACGTGTAGAGTATCAGGTCATCACCGTTGTGGAGTGACCTTGGTGATCAGTTGTTGGCGCCGACTGGGTTAGGCTCCGGTGTGGGAGTAGGAGCGGGCATCGGCGGGTTGATGTCCGTCGGCTGCACGATGACCTTGTTCTTCTTACGGCAGTTACACATTGTGATTTTCCTTTCCGTGAATACGTTCCTGAAGCATTCCCATGACGTGCCGTAGTGCGGCCGAGTCCTGCTCAGGCTTCGACATTACGTTGCCGACGGTCATGAAGCCAGCCGCGACCAGTGAAGTCGGTACGCCGGACGCGACACGCGCCCGAGTGTGAAGTGGGAATCCGGCGACGTTGACGCCGAGTAGACCCACCAGTCGGAGCTCGCCGCCGATGCGCCGCCAGTCGCCGCTCACCCGACCTGCCGCGCGCAGCTCGTGGACACGGGACTGTGACGCGTTGGGACGCACGGCGCCGGCCACCCAGATGCCGATCGAGTCGTTGCCAACCGCGACGTCCGCGACCACGGCGCCGGTGTTGTCATAGTGCTCCGCGGCGCGCCTCGCCTGGTACGACAACGGCGCGTGGCCGGTGCCGACGGTGATCTGTCCGACCGCAATGCGCGAGTTGTCGTCGCACAGCACCTCGCCGGTCATGAAGTAGGGATGCTGATCCTCGACGGGAGGCGTAATGCAGAGGTCTGTGTAGCCAACGTGGCACTCACCCCACTGCGCAGCGTGGCCGTAAACTCGCCCCTGGTCGGTCACGGTGATGCCGACCGGAACGGTCAATCCAGGATCGCTAAACCAGATCGCCGGCGGTCGCCAGACGGTCGACTCGTCGACACCCGACGCCAGCACCACGTCGGCGTCCTTGAACGGCATCGGTGACAGCCCGGCATCCCGCAGGTGACCGGCCAGATGCTCGTAGACGGCGCGAGCGTCATCTTCGGGCACGACGCCGAGGAACTCGTTGAGCCGTGCGATACCGGCAGCACAGGCGGTCACGTTGGCCGCACCGACGTCATCGCCGTCGACATCGTGATGTAGGAACATTCCGAGCGTCTCTGTGGCCCACGCGTACGCGCCGCGCGGTCGATCACGACCGATCTTTTCGGTGACACTCCAGGAGGCGTCCGTAGTCGCCGTGACGTGCCGTGCGAGAGC